CCATGATCCTCTGTTTGACCGAGGCCCTGCCAGATCCTCCTGGCATCGGTGTCTGTGCGCACCAGCCTTGTCGACGGAGGATCCAGCCGGGATGCCTGCGAACGCACGCGTTCAGCAGATGTGACCTCATCCCCGGGCGATTCCGTGAACGGCGCCTCAACCTCCTGTTGTCTGACGCCTTCGGCCGGTTCCGCCTCTTGTTGCTCCTGCTGCTGTTCTTGAGGGCCGCTTGGCGGCTGTTCCTCTTGATAGCCCAGCGGCAGCTGGTCCAACTGCTCTTCCATGATGATCCAAGACTTGCTCTTGTAAGCTACGAGCTGAATTCTGCCAGCACGTGACAAAAGCGTCAATGCTTTGTTCGCCTTCGCTTTCCCGTAGAAACAATAAGCAGAAACATAAGACTTGTCAATCCAACCGCCGCACACGCCTTTCGCGTTGTCGCGCTTCATCTTCGATAAGCGGCTGTACATTCGCTCGGCTGATTCTGCTTCTTCTTCGGTCAGCTCTTCGGGGGACTCGTCCACCATATCTGCCCAGCACTCGGTGCGCTGCTGGCGGCGGCCTGTCCTCTCCAAATGTCCATGGCCGTGGACCGTGGCTTCATGCCAGTCAACGATCTCAGCCATGAGCTCCCTCTCGGCATCATCTTGAGCGCGTCGCTCTTCATCCCAAAACGAGTAATCGACATCCATCTGTTTCCTGCGCTCTTCGCGCGACTCGTCATTAAATGGGGTCAGTGCTTGCCACACAAGTCCGACTTTGGCCTTCGGCCCAAATCCGATCGTGTTCAGCATGCGGCGCACTCCTCCTGCGCTGATGGCGTAATTCACGTCTTTACCACCAGAAATATGCATTCCCACGAGCTTGTGAGCTCCCGCCTGCATCATAACGACGGGGCTTCCCGAGTACGTGCCCACTGTGCTGGCTGTGTGCGAAAGCACACCACGCTCAGCCTCCATAACCGGGTCGTTTACAATCTGTCCGGAGGACACAAGGAGTTGGGCGTTGG